CCTACACATGGCTGCGGGCGGTGGAGTTTGTTGAGCGGGGGCTTTCAGAGCGCAAGCGGATATTCCTTGACGCGCGGCGTAAGGCGTCACGCGACAAGGCAGGCAGAGGACGCAGGGCGTGGCTCGTGCGCACGCAGATGATGTACTGCGCGGCTATGCGGGAGCGGTTTCTTAACTCAGAGTTTTTCGTGAGTGAGAATGTGCTAAAGGAAACATGGCGATACATCATTGATCGCGTGGTCGAAGCATATTTGAAACTTGAACAGAAAAAATTAAATAGACCCCTCCCATAAAGCCTTTTTTCAGTGCTAAAATGCTAGTGTGGGTAGTTTGGAGATAGCCCCAAGCTGCCGCGCATTACCTCCTATACTCCGAGAGCCGTCTCAATCGAGGCGGCTTTTCTCGTGGGAAGAATTTTATTCATTTGTTGAGAGGAGTTTTTATTATGCAGGAAAAGGCGAAACAGATTGTTGTGGATTACTTCAACAAGCATGTTGATGTGACAGGCAACAAGAAGATCACAGTGGCGGACGTGTTTATCGTCTGGTTCTCGAAAACCCTTCAGAACTGGAAGGCACTCGTGAGTACGGCTGTGAACGACGGTATGTATTATGAGATCACGCACGACGGCGATAAGGGGCATACGTACGTTGACGTATACAAGAAGCGGGAGAACTTCACGGTCAAGTAAGGCAGGGGAGACGAACACAAAAAAAGAGCGACATGCAAGCCGCCCTTTTGCTTCATTCTTTCGTCATGGTTTTGTTGACCGCTGCCATTATGTAGGCAGTCAACGACATTCCGGCCGCCTCTGCGGCTGTTTTGATTTTCTCCTTTGTCCCCTTGGGGACCCGCATTGTTATCTGCTCGTACTTTTCTTTGTTGTACTCTTTCGTACGAGCAATTTTGTTTTCAACCCATCCCATCTTTACAGCTCCTTTGCTCTCTTTGCCAGTGCCTCAAGGAGATCGTCGAAACGCCCTTTATAGTCGGTCTGGTAGCTGATAATGGTCGCCGCCGAGGTTTCGAGGTCAAGTGCGTTGAGCCCGAACCAGTCAGCTCCCATGTTGTCTTCCACATCACGGGTAAGTTCTTCCCGAATCTTTTCTGCCCATGCAACCTGCTTGGGCGTTCCTTCTAGCTTCGTTTCCTCCTTCTTATTTTTCCATTTTTTCTCCAGAAGGGCGATTGACGCCCCTCTGTTGTCAATCCAGAATCTGGATTCCGTCTGGCTTTTCAGCCAGTCGACAAACTCGTCAGTTGGATTCTTCCCCCTTGCCAATTTCTCGAATTCCAGCTTCTCGAAGACCCCGTTCCGCAGGGTCTCTGCCCATGAAATTTGTTTTGGCGTCCCCGTGAGCTCGGGGAGGTCAAAGGCTGCAGCCTCTTTCTGCTGCTTTTCCTTGTAGCAGGTGGGGCAGACACAATTCTGCTCCATCCATGCGATCTTCCGCTCTCTCTCCGAGGTTTTCCCGAAGAGCTCGACGGTTTCCGTATGCCCGCAGGTATACGTTACATCGTACTTTGCCATTTTGGTTTCCTCCTATCTCTGGGGGGCTTTTGCCCTCTGACCTTTATCTTGATTATATTATAGTATTGCAATTATATAATGTCAATACCTTTTTTATATAAATTTTGGAGGTGGTATTGTGCAGCAGTTGATGGAAAATTTTTGCTTGGAGATTGTGCAAAGTGGAAATGGCACGGAAGCTTACAAGAAAGCGGGTTACAAGGTTAAGTCGGATAATGCAGCTGCTGTTGGTGCCGCCAAATTGCTAAGAAAGGCTAAGGTGCAGCAACGTATCGCAGAACTTCGGAGCGAAATGGATTCGCACAAGATCATGGATGCAGCAGAAAGGCGCGAACTACTTACACGGTTTGCCCGTGATGAGGATACGGGAAAGACTGATCGCTTGCGGGCTATGGACTTACTCAACAAGATGGATGGTGTGTATATCAACAAGACACAGATAAGCGGGGTTGACGGTGCGCCGATTACATTCCGCTGGGAGGGCGGAACATGAGCACGGTCGTCATACCATACACGCCACGCCCAATATGGCGCGACACGATACATCCTGCGCTGACGCGGTACAGATTCGCCGTGCTTGTCTGTCACCGACGTTTCGGCAAGACGGTCGGCACGGTCAACGAGATGCTAAAAAAGGCGATACTCAACGAGCGCAAGGCGCCTGTCTATGCCTACGTTGCGCCGTACCGAAATCAGGCCAAGCGTGTGGCGTGGGAGTATTTGAAATACTATACGAATCCTATCCCCGGGCGCACGGTAAATGAGTCGGAGCTCTATGTAGAGCTTCCCACGCGTCATAACGGCTCGCCCGGGGCACGGCTCTATATCATTGGTGCAGATCACCCTGATGCGCTGCGCGGTATCTATCTTGACGGGGTTATCCTCGACGAGTATGCGGATATCAAGCCTGAGCTCTGGGGCGGTGTTATCCGTCCTGCGCTTGCTGATCGGCAGGGCTGGGCGGTATTTATCGGCACACCGAAGGGACAGAATCAATTTTATGAGATGTACCGACATGCAGAAAAGTCGGCGGATTGGTACGCGTGCCTCTACCGGGCGGATGAGACGGGCGTGCTTCCTGTCGAAGAGCTCGCCGACATGAAAGCACAAATGACCGATATGGAGATTCGGCAGGAGCTTTTATGTGACTTTACCGCGTCGGCCTCTGACGTTGTTATCCCGATTGACCTAGTGAGTGCGGCGGCGGAAAGAGAGCTGACGGAAAGGGATGTAGAGGGGCAGCCCGTTATCCTCGGCGTGGATGTGGCACGATTCGGCGATGACCGCACTGTGCTCTGCGTACGTCAAGGGCTTTGGACGAGAGATGTTCGTACGTTTACGGGACTTTCTACGATGGAAGTCGCCAATCGTGTGATTGACTGTATTAACCAATATCGGCCACAGGCTGTCTTTATCGACGCTGGGGCTATGGGTGCGGGTGTCATTGACCGACTGCGGCAGCTGCAATATCAAGTGAGCGAGGTCAATTTTGGCGAAGCGGCACTGAGTGCTGACCGTTATGCGAATATCCGCGCGGAGATGTATTTTAAGTGCCGCGACTGGCTGACCTCTGGCGGCGCGCTGCCGAAGAACGCGGAACTCAAGACGGAGCTTTCGACGGTGGAATATAAATTCAACCCGTCGGGGCGCATTATTCTTGAACCAAAAGAGAAGTTAAAGGAGCGCACGGGGAAGAGCCCTGACCTTGCGGATGCGCTTGTCTTGACGTTTGCCCGTCCTGTCTATATGCAGGGACGTGTAGGGCGGCAAAGACAGATGTGCAACACGGAATATGACCCATTCGAAGCAATGTGAAGAATGCGCACATTGCTTTTTTGTTGCACTGAAAGGAGGTGATTTCTATGTGCAGCGGAGGAGGCGGCGGCGGAAGTTATACGCCGCCAAAGGTAGACCCTGCCCCGACGGTGGTGCAGTCCTCGGATGTCGGAACGAGTGATGCAACGAAGTCTCAAAAGCGGCGTCATGGACGCGCATCGACGATGCTGTCAAGTGATCGTGACACGATTCTTGGTGGAGTAACAGGGAACGGGCGCACAACCCTCGGTTAAGGAGGAGAAGCATGAAGGAAGAGAATGCACAGGGGGCGCGGCTGCCCCCGCTGATTCGTGCGAGTGACCTTGCGGCGAAGCTGTCTCTGTCACGCAAGCCGATAGAGCAGGTGGTAAAGCAGCTGATTGAAAAACGCAATACGTATGAAGCCCGCTGGAAGGCAATCCGCGCCTATCAACTGCCCTATGTTGGCGTGTTTGACGGCGTGGATGATGAGACGAACGCGGGTAATCGCAAGGATACCAATGTGTGGCATAACTGCGCATGGGACAGCAATCAAATTTTTGCCGCTGGCGTCATGGGCGGGCTTACACCGCCGTCGCGCAAGTGGTTTCGCCTGGATTTTGCGGATACTGAACTCAAGGACAATTCAGAGCTCGGGCGGATTCTGGATGAACGTATCGACATTCTCGCGGACGTGCTGGAAAAGAGCAATTTCTACACGGCAGTGCACAGCTGTTATTTGGAGCTCGCCTTTGGGCAGGCGCCGCTCGGCATTTTCCCCGATCATCAATACGGCGTGCATTTCGTTCCCTATCCGATTGGCAGCTATGCGATGGAGAATGGCCCCGACGGAACGGTGCAGACGTTTTGCCGCAAGGTGAAAATGAGCGCGTCACAGATCGTGGATAAGTTCGGCGCGGAAAATGCACCCGACAATATCCGCGCGGAGCTGTCCAATACGCCCGGCATTAAGGCGACACATACCGTTGTCTGGTATGTCGGGGCGAATCGAAACTATGACCCGAAGAAGCTGGGGAGCTTTCACCTGCCGTTTGTCTCTGTCTATTACGTGGAGGGAAGCACGGAAGATGAATTCCTCCATATCGGCGGATTCCACGAGTGGCCTGTCCCCGTGGCGCGATATCTCGTCTCTGGGAATGACAGCTACGGCAAAGGCCCCGGTTGGTTTGCAGAAGGGGACGCAAAAGTCCTGCATCTCCTTGAAAAGGACAAGCTGACGATGGTTGAACTGACGGTAAAGCCGCCCGTCGTCGCGTCTCCGGAGCTCGGTATCAAGGGCGTGAATCTCGTCCCCGCTGGCAAGACGTTTGTCATGCAGAAGGACGCTGTCACGCCGCTTTTCCAAGTGCAGGGGAATCTCGATCATCTGCGGGAGGTTGTCGCGGATGTCACGACGCGCATTAAGCGTGCGTATAGCGCAGACCTTTTCATGATGCTCGACCAACAGGATAAGGCTATGACCGCGCGTGAGGTGCTCGAACGGACGCAGGAGAAGATGAACATCCTCGGCCCCGTGGTACAGCGGATGCAGTTTGAGTTTCTCGGGCGCATCATTGAGCGCGTGTATAACATCCTTGACCGTGAGCGGATGTTTCCTGAACCCGAAGATGAAGAAACGGCGGCAATGCTGGCGGAGCAGGAACTCAAGATTGAGTACATCTCACCGCTTGCACAGGCACAGAAGATGTCGGGGCTTGTCAACATTGAGCAGGCGGTAGCGTTCGTCGCGCAGATCGCACAGTTTAATCAAGACGTGCTGGATAAGGTCGATTGGAATGAGAGTGTCAACCGCTACTTTGATATGCTCGGTGCACCTGCGGCAATCAAGCGCACAGATGATGAGTTTGCACAGATACAGCAGCAGAAGCAGGAGGCGGCGGAGAAGGCACAGCAGATGCAGCAGGCAGCACAAATGGCGCAGATGGCGGCACCCGCAGCGCAGGCGGCGAAGAACGCAACAGAGGCGGCGCAGGACGGCAATCCCGCCATGCAGCAGCTTCTCGGCATGAGTGATCTGTAGGAGGTGCGTCAATGGACTATGAACAGAGCCCCGTAGATAAAATGCGGCGTATCGCAGATGAGAAAATTGAATCAAAAGATCGTGCAGCGCTTCTCTCGTTGATGCATTCGGCGGAGGGGCGCTGGTTCGTTATGCGCCTGTTTGAACGCTGTCACCTGTTCGGAGGAACGGCATTCGCGGAGGATAACGTGAATCGTCTGCTCGTCATGGAAGGGGAGCGGCGCGTTGGACTCCACATACAGAACATCATCACAGCCAATAAGGACTTGCTTTCGGAGAAGCAGAAGGCGGAGCGCGAATATTGTGAGACGCTGAACGAACTGAAAGCCATGATTGCGGCGGCAGAAACAAAGGAGGAATAGACATGGCAGATCTCTTTGATTTACAGAGATTCGCAGAGGAGGATGGGGGTGATGTGCCCGCCGCTGCGGGCAGTAATCCCGAAGCGGCGGGCACATCCCCTGATGAGGCAGAAGAGACAAAGGACACGGAAAGCAGCGCAGAAGGGGCGAAGAATGACACGATTCTCGGCGGCAAGAGCACGCCGAATGTTCCCGACGCGTACGACTTCAAGAGTATCGTCCCCGAAGGCATGACGTACGACGAACAGTCGGCGGCGGCGTTTGGAGATGTGGCGAAGAAGGCGGGGCTTTCGCAGGAGCAGGCGGCGGCGATTGCGTCCTATGGGATGCAGTACATGCAGCAGGGTGTAGATGCGGCCATGAAAGCCGTACAAGACACACAGGCAGGATGGGCACAGGAGGCGCGTGACACACTCGGCGGGCAGTTTGACGCCGTTGTGGCAAAAGCGGCGGCGGGGCGTGACGCACTTGCTGAGAAGGTGCCCGGACTC